TGAAATAGTTGAGGTTATTATATAGCATAATATAGTTTTTAGGCACAAGAATTACGGGGTTAATGAAAACAAAAGTACCAACTTAAAGCAAACTTGACAAATGGCTATCAAGATAGACTTATCTAAAGCTCTCCGAGATTGGCAGAAGCATTACTTCAAAAACAAGAAACGATTCAATGTTCTTGTAGTACATAGGAGGGCAGGTAAAACAGTATGAACGGTTCTTGATGTGGCAATATGTGCAATCAACGAGCCCTGAGATTACGCATACATTGCTCCGACTTATCGTCAGGCAAAGAAGATAGCTTGGAGAATGCTAAAGAAGTATGGCGACCAAATATGAGGCTTTGAGTACAACGCTTCTGAACTTATTGTTACATATCTAAACGGCTCAACTATATCTCTCTTTGGATCAGAGAATCCCGACTCACTCCGAGGACTTGACCTACGATGAGTTATTTTTGACGAATACGCTCAACAGCCCTCTTGGATTTACTCCGAGATTATCTTCCCGATGATTAACGCCAACAATGGCTGGGTAACTTGGATTGGTACACCAAAAGGAAAGAACTCATTTTTTAAACTATACCAAAGAGCAGTCAAAGACGATAGATTTTATACAGCACTGCTTAAACATACGCAAACAGGACTTCTTTCGGACGAGCAAATATCCGATGCACGCAAGGAAATGACGGAAGAAGAATTTGAACAAGAATACAATTGTTCTTGGGACGCTCATATCGCTGGAGCAGTCTATGGAAAGGAATTAGCCCTTGCTTATAACGAGAACAGAATCCGCAAGGATATATATGACCCAACACTTCCAGTAACGACCTTTTGGGATTTGGGTATCTCCGATGCAATGGCAATCCTATTCGTGCAGAATGTAGGAAAAGAAATACGAATCATTGACGCTTATAAAAACAGTGGATTCGGTTTGGAGCATTACGCCAATGTTTTACAATCCAAACCCTACAAATACACAACTCACTATTTCCCACACGATATACGCAATCGAGAGCTTGGTACAGGAACATCACGAATAGAAGTTGCGATTAAACTACTAGGTAAGGATTGCAAGATAGTACCAAACAATACTATAGAGTCTGGAATCAATGCGGGTCGCTTAATCTTCAAGCATCTTTGGGTTAACGAAGACCTAGACGACTTCCTTAATGATTTATCTCTCTACCGTTACGAATACAACGATAAGCTATGAGAGTTTAGCAAAACACCTCAACACGACTTCACTTCACACTATTCTGATACATATCGTTATCTTGCCACAATATATGACTTCTTCACGAAACTTCCCGAGAAAAAAGAAGAAACAGTAGTATTTGATGAGATGTCCTTGATAATAGATGACGATGAATATAATGAAGAAGATGAAACAAGTAATTCACCGTATTAAATGTACTTCAATTTAACACAAGAGGAAATTCTTACACAAATCCGATACGAGAAAAGTATGGGAGAGAATTATATCAACCCACTTCGAACAGAACTTGAGGCGGATATGAATTTAATCCGAGGAGTTAAGAAAGCTGGTAAGCAAGACCTTATTGGTGACCACACAACTTACTCTCATGTCAAAGCTCTAGTAGCTCGTTCATTCCGCAACAAGATACCAGTTACAATCCGAGGCGACAAGAATGGCGTAGATCGAACTGTTAAGATGATTAACTCTGCGTTTAGAGAAGACGAGTCATCCAGTTATCACAAAGCTCTCCGACTCTTCAAAGAGAAAGACAAGTATTCAACAGGGCTTGCAATCGTTGCAAAAACTGGATGGGATGGAATCTACAAGAGAAATGTATTTGAAGTCATCAATCCACTTCTCGCAGTTCCAGACCCTTATGGAGATTATTTCACTGGAGATTATCGCTTTATCGGCTTTTACTCACTCAAGAGCAAGCAGGATGTAGAGAAAGCGGGTTACGACATTGCAGTACTACAAGACGCAGTAGAAGGAGCGAAAGACCAAAAGAGAAAAGAGATGCAAGGTAACAAACTTAATAGCGTAGAAGATAAGACTATCTTCGACCTCTATATACACTTCTCGCACTACAACGGCATCAAGGGTTATGTTCTTACCAACGGAACTGGTACAGTAATTCTAGACCACGCAGAATGTAAGGCAGGAAACTCAATGGAAGAGAAAAACAAAGACATCATTAAGTTTCCATTCGCCTTTTACTACTACGATCCTCTTCGAGGTAACTTTTACGGAGATAGAATAGCAAACTACACTCGAGATGTACAGAAGTGGAAAGCGGAGATGAGGAACTTGCAACGAGATAAGGTAAGAGCAGAACTCTATCCTATGTACCTTTATAATAAGGATTATGTAAGCGGTAAAGACCTATCATTCGGATTCAATAAGGGAATACCAATTTCAACAGGAATAGATGGACCACAAGTTAACCTCCAGAATATTGTATCGCCTATCTCAAAGGACATACGAACAGACGCTTCAAGCCAAATGATCCAAGAAATAGAGCTAGACCTACAGCGTGCTACAAGTATCTGACCAGTCGTCCAAGGCTCAGCACCTGCAAGACGAGAAGCTCTCTGAACAAATAAGCTTGTCCAGGACAATGTAGATATTAACCTAGCACTAAATGAAGAGATAGACGCAATCGGTGACGAGCAATTCGTATCCCTTTGGTTTGCTGGATACTACCAAAACTTTGCAAGTGCAGACAAGAAGCTTATATATGCAGGAAGCTCCACAGGTCAACAAGCTATTCTTCTCCGCAAGGCAGACTTTATATACGATGGAAACCTCAATCTCTCAACTGAAACCTTTGCAGCAACTGAAGAACGGAAACGAAAAGAAGCTGCGGCTTATGTACAAACCTCTCCTCTTATCCTCCAAAATCAAACAATCAACGAGGCTAGCAAGAGAATCACTCTCAGACGCCTAATGAGTGCAAATGGAATATCTGATGAGGCAATCGACGAAGAAGTGCCGAAGACACCACAACAGAAACTCCAAGAGATAGAGAACGAGCAAATGAAGCTTAGAATCTATGTACCAATCAACGCAACAGACGATGACGAACAACACCTGATAGCAATGTGAGACATAGACCAAGAGAATGAGTTCCTTGTAGCTCACCAAATGGCACACATAGAAGCGAGTATATCGAAACCACAACAGCAAGCACCACAGGACAACGGAATGCTGAATGGAGCAATGAGTCAAGCAATGAGTCAAGCAGGAAGTACTATCCAACAATCTAACCAATAAAATATGACAGAACTAGAACAGCAAATGCAATCCGTGGTAGATGTCGAGGAAAACGAAGAGGTAGAAAATCCATGGATAGTGGCAGAACAGGCTTTATCTGACGAAGAAAAGCTAACTAAGCTTAAAGACCTAGCTCGATACGCAAACAGCGATGAGTTTTCAATCCTAAAAGATAAGTTTGCACTTAGACTAGAATCACTCCGTGCAGAGATCCGAGAGCTAGCATATAGCCGTGTAAAGTGTGAAGCTACAAAATCCGTACTCGATGAATATGTGGTAATAATCAAAGCACTTGAAGAAATTGCGGAAGAAGTAACTAATGAAACATTCAAAGAATATCTCCTACTTTCCCGACTCGTATCCTATGAGTCTGCAGTAGTGAACAAGAAAGGACATGTTGTACGAGGTCAATCAGAAATGCCCTTTGATATGCCTATCTACACCGAGATTGATATGCTCAAAGAAAAAGCAAGTATGTATCACTCAATCGAAGCTCTCATTGGATTCCTTATGTCAACATACGACATTGCGAACATAATGGACGGTATCCGAAAGCTCAGAGCAGACAAGAAGAAAGAAAGCGAAAACGAACACCAGCCTTATTAGATTTTCGATGTGTAGCTTCTTCGGAGGCTATCATTGGCAATTTAGCCAAGCTAGCAATAGCATAACCCAACCTTTCTTATGTCTGAACAAGACCAAGAAGCGGAGCTCGACTCTGCGTCGCAAGACGAAACAACCGAAACGGAAGAAAATCAAACTTCCGACAGTAAATCCAGCAACAAGTCTAACTTCAAAGAACTTGCTAAATCACTTAAGACCGAGAGAGCCTCAACGGCACAACTCGCTCAAGAGCTAGCACAGGAACGAGAAGCACGAAAACAGGAAGCAGAAGAGCTAAATGCATGGCGTTCTGAAAATCCTGACCTAGTTGAAAAACATCTTTGAAAATCTAAGTCTTCGGACAAAGGCGAACTCGCATTATTCTTGGTTCAAAACCCTGAGGCGAGAAACGCACTAGCAGAAATTCAAGAGTTTGCCTCCGATACCTGATACGATCTAGAGAAGGCATGGAAATATGTGAAGCCAACAATCCAAGAGTCCACCTCATCAAAGGACTTCTCAATCTGAACTGGAGTTGCAGCAAAAAAGGTAGACCTTTCAAAGGTATCATTTGCAGAAATATACGACAAGGATTGAGAAAATTTCAAATTCACTGATGTGCAACGCACAGAGTGGCGGAAATTGAATGGATAAGGTAATTGAACTTAAATTAATAAATAAACAAAAAAATGACAAATGACCTATCAAGTGTAGTTAAACTACATTACGCAGAATCTGTACAGGAGAACCTTAATAAGGAACTTACTGCTATGGACCTTGCAGGAATGATTGACATTCCAAACGGAACAACTAAGGTTCTCCCATTCGTAAAAATGCGGTCAACTGGAAACTATGTGAAGTACACAAACCAAACTATCCAAGATGTAAACACAGGTAACGACCAAATCGTGATTAACACGACTCCTATGGTTAACTTCGCAATCGATGATATCGATGAGCAAGATGACTATATCGATGTTAAGCCTGAAGTTATCTCAGACGCAACTTACCAGATTAAGCGACGAATTGACGGAGATTTCTTCGCTCAGACAGTAAACGCAAAATGGAAGTACGATGCAAATGGATTTGGTCTTAATCAAGGGACTCTCTCCCCAGTGACTCTTGTTACTGGAGCATCTCAGAATATCTCTACAGTATACGGAAAGGCTAAGGCTGGACTTACTACTATTGGAGCAAATGCAGGGAAAATGGCACTCTGTGTTGACGATTTCCAAATTGCAGACCTTACCACTCTTGGTATGGAAGTAACTGGACTCAAAGTAGCAGATGAATCATACTCTCGAGGTTTTCAGGGGCGATTCGGTGGAATGATGACTTACGGAGTTTCTACTCTCTACTCATCTACTGTTCTTGACCTTGCAACTAACCCAACAGCAGGGGACTTCGTGGTTATCCACGGTGTTAAGTTCACATTCGTTGCAGTTCCTGCAGTGTCTGGAGATATTGACATTGGAGCTGATGCAGCAACAAGCGTAGCAAGTCTTACGGCGGCAATTAATGGTACTGGAACTCCTTCCGCTACTACTTACTTCCTCCTTGATGACGACGACCGAGCACGACTTGAGGGTGTAACAGCAACTGACGGTACTACAATTATAAGTATTGTATCAAAGGACGGAGCAGTTGGAGCATACTCTTCAATGACTAATGCATCTAATGACTTCCGAGTACAAATTACTTACAATACAGTAATGGAAAAGGGTGCAATTAAGATGGCACTTCGAAAGGCGGTTAAAGTAGAATCAGCACGAGAGACTAAATCACTCGTAACGAATTACTTTATTTACGCACGATACGGACTCAAGGTTACCACTCGTTCAAAAGAAAGAATGTGTGTTATCCCAGTAGTTTCACTAGCAGCAGAAGCGTAGTCGATTGATACATTCCCCATTTCGGTGGGGAGTAATTAACTTACTATCATTATGAATGTTACCACAATAATCGCACGAGCTAGAAAGTACTCTAAATGTACTACTAGCAATGTAACTGACGCATCAGCTCTTGATTATCTTAATGACATCAAGAACGAATACTGGGCAGAGATTGTACAACGCCTTGACGAGAACTACAACTGGCAAGAGTGGAAAGGCTCTTTAGTAAGTGGGCAAGGCGAGTACACATTCCCAACTAAAACTCCTACATCTGATGCACTAAAAGCAGTAAAATCTGTATCGATCAACTACAATAGTGAATCATACGATACAGGTGGTCTTATCTATATCAAAGCCACGCCAGTCGAAAGTATTTCTCTTGCACAAGATTGGGACTATTACACGAAGAACCAGTCTGAGGATAGACCTATATTCGCTATCATAGACCACAGCATTAAGATTGCACCTGAACCACTGACTGCAGTAACTGACGGTCTTAAAATCACTGGAGCAAGAGAAATTGAGGATTACACTCTATCCACAGTATCTGATGACATTGGAATAGAAACAGAATACCACACTGTACTTGTTTGGGGACTATCCGAGCTTCTCGCTATGGATAAAGGCTTGCCTCCTGAAGATATTGCTATGCTATCAAATAAATACGAGATAAAGAAAAGCCAGTCAATCAAGGCAATGGCAGAAAGAAAAGAATGAGTAGTAACAATGGACTATCCACAAAGAACAGACCTATCTATTGACCTCCCATACATCCAATGGCAATAAAAGAAATTACGCTCGCAAACTTCTACGCCTGACTTTCCGAGAACAGGTATTTTGGTGTAGAAAAATGACAATTCCAATACGCAAAGAATGTAGATATGCAGGCAGAACCACGAGGAATGCGATTGATTGCAGAACAGACGGTAGATATTGCAAGTTTTAATGGTTCAACAGGCGATTGTACACTTATGCAAAGATTAGATGACTGGTTTCCTAATTATACAGGGTGGGCTCACATTATGGGAGACAATCTATACATAGATTGAGCATATGTTTGAAGTTGTAGTAGCTGAGTAAAAGGGTGGTCACCATATTTTAGTGGTTCGACTCCCTATATTTATATTTTCTCAGCTACCAAAGTAGACCAGTACCAATTGGGTGGGGCACTTACACTTGCTACTGCCACCTTCTCTGTAAACTCCAATTGATATAGACCTTGGATACAAAGAGCTTGAGATGTTTTATTCGGTGCGTGAGATAAATTATATAAAATATCTGGAATTGGATGAGCCACCTCATTAGTTCCAATATTAGATTTTAATTATCGTGAAGAAATTACAGCATTAACTCGATTTTCTTCTGAATTTAAAATCTATACCAAAACAGGTATTAATTGAGGAGGTAAACAATTCCAATGGGACGGTGCAAGTGCGTCTGTAAATTCTGTGGTTATATGGGATAATTCCACGCCAGTTGCAGCGGTATCAGCATGAGCTTTTGATTATGTTATAGCTGGAAAAAGTGAAGAATTTTTAGATTTATATATCGCAAGTGGAAACGATCGAAAGCTTGTAAGGTCTGGAGCAGTCGGCGGAAAGGGTAGACGCTTCTTCCCAAGAATGCGAATGTGTAAAGATATTCTCTACATTATGGGAAGCATAGATATATCCGCAAAAGGCGAGGCAGTCAATCGTGAGTCGTGTATCTTCTCATACGGAAGCGAGAACGCAGGATTTCCAAACGGAATGCAGATTGAAACTATCTTACCAGTAGTTGCAACAGAAGAACCAGCATACAACAACCTCTACCCAACAGAAGATTTCCTTTACTTTGTACAAGGGACAACTAGCGTGGTAGCAAATAAGCAATACAAGATACAAAAGAGGCGTAATATCTCCACGAATTACATCGCAAGCGGTAGTTGGATTTCTAACACTATTACAGGAGGGGTTATATGGACAAGAAAGGATTTCAAGATGCTGGCTATTGGGTACTCACTTGATGAAACTCTTGGATATGGCGGAAGTATCAATGTATATCTCCGAAACAAAACCTACGGAGCTTTTACATTAGTCAAGTCAATAACTGATACCACACTTAATTTCTGTAAGATATTTGAGAATGAATTATCAGGAAATATCAATGTTTTTCACGAAATGGAAGTAAAGATTGAACTTATCGGAAGTGCTACATTATCTCCAATCGTATATGAGGCAACTCTTATATATGATGATAACCTACGAGCCTAATGGATTACGAAAAACAATTAAAGTCGATAGGAGATACAGGAAATGGGATAGATTTCTCTGTACCTTCTCTTATTGTTCCATACCAAGAAGGTATTACCAATACTCCAAAAATATCCTACAAACAAGGGGTGGCATTCAAGCCAAAGTTTGAACAGGTAACAATTAACACGGCAGTTTCCAATACCTTTCAGTTTTGGGCTCCAGTCTGATTTGCAGTTGACCCTAACTAATCGTTTACAATACAAGTATTTTGCATAAAATGCAATTATCAATAATCACACTCAAATGGCAGTAAGAAAAGCAAAACCAGTACTAAGTGCCTCCGTAACACCAGCTATTGCGAATATTTGAGGTCAGCCAGTCGCTCCAGTGATACCTGCAGTTGCACAAACACTAGGTCAATCAATGAACGACCAACCAGCAGTCTTGCCAGTCACACCTACTGCCACACAAACACCAATAAGCAAACCCACAACAGCTGGATGAATTGCAGTACAAGCCCAAAGAGATTTAAACGCACAAAATGCACCAGTCGCTCCAGTTGCTCCAGTCGTTGCTCCAGTCGTAACACCTACAGCACCAGTCGTACCACAGACTTTAAGCCAAGCAATGAATGACCAGCCAGCACCAGTCGCTCCAACAATAGCTCCAGTTGCTACAACAACTCAAACAGCTCCAAAAGCAGAGTTTATGACTGACACGCAACGCAGGGATAAGCTCGGACAGATAGACCAACAAGCTAGCCGTGACCAAATGCTTGCTAATGTAGGCATTATGGCAAAGGAGGATGGTAGTATGCTATCCAATCGGGATAAATTCAATGCAAAGACAGGATATGCAGGGAAACCAGTAGAAGAGCAAGCAATCCTTGATACTTATTTCAATGCAAATGTTCCTAAGACTTCTCAGGAGTTAAAAACGCAGATGATGAGTGGTATTGAGATTACAGACCCTTCCACACTTAAAACTCCAGAATACCGAAGAGCTAAGTTTGAAACTGAAAGCGTACGAAAGTACTCAAATATGTCTTCTGCACAGCTTTTAACCGAGATGAAGAACGGTATCCCTTCGGAAGTATCATCACAACTCGTAAATAATCCCCAGTACCAACAGGCACTTGGGCAATTTAACGAGTTTAAAAGGATTCAGACCATAAACAACACAGCGTCCTTTATGGTAGGCGAAGCAAAAGCACCAGTAGACCCACTTGCTCAACTATCTCAACAGCTTGTAAGCCTTTACTCACAAGGCGGACAAGCAGGAAGCTCGGTAGAGGCTTTCAAATCCTATATCTCACAAAATCCCGAGATTGCAGGACAAACCACAGAATACAACAAGCAGGCAGGTCAACTAAAAGAGTTTTCACGAGCTAGAGAGTCACTTGTGGCAGACCTTAAGAAGAAGTACGCAGGAGAGCCACTCTCTACTATTTTGGCAATCGCTGCACGAGAGGCAGAGCCTATTAATAACCAAATAAACTCACTCAGCGACAGCCTATCTGTACTCGGTGCAGATATTAAGTACAAGACAGACTTTGCAACCAAAGAGTTTGAGTTATTTCAAAAAGACCAAGAAGCTGCGGCTACGAAACAATCTAAACTCCAAGAGTTACTTAGTGGTTTAGCTATTTCAGAATATCAGACAAATAGAAAGGAACAATTCGATATGCAGAAGACAGAAAAGAGTAATGCCTTTGATTTATATAAAGAAGAGGTAAAGAATAAATACCAAGATGACAGAGATGCAAATAATTATGTGAGAGAAATACAAAAACTTGGAGTACAAAATATATTTGACCTACAAAAAAGGGAGGGCGACCAAGAATTTCAAATGAAACTAGAGTGAGTAAAACAAAAATTTCAAAACTCGAAAAGTGTTCAAGATTTAAATAACGATATCACTAAGATTCAATTTCAAAACCAACTACAAAACCAAGGTAAAGCACTCGATCTACAGAACTCAATGCAGATGGAGGAATACAAGGCATCACTTGACCCTGAGAAAGCAGTTAAGTGGCAGGATATCGCAGACAAGGCGACAGAAAACAGCTCACTTGCAGACCTATATGGTCGCAATGTAGGCACTTACACTGGCAACAGAGGCTACGACCTTGCTGGGAAGATGGGAGATGGTATAGTCGCACCACCTTGAGCAAGGGTTATATCTATCAACTCGGTAGATGGTACAGGAACAATCTCTCAATTCAACGAGGGGCAATGACCTATGAGCAAGAAAGACCCATGATATGGAAACTCTGTATTACTACAACTTGCAGACGGAAGTAAGATGCGACTATCCCACCTCCAAGATATAACCGCTGGACTTGGGGAAACTCTATCAGGCGGACAGCTAGTAGGTACACGAGGAAATACATGAAATGTACTCGGTAAAAACGGAGAGAAGCTAACAGCGGAACAACTCACAGCAGGTCGTGG